TTCAACGTCCACCACCCGACGACCTTGCCGGCGATATTGACCTGGTCGAGGTCGGTCGCATGGACGCGCTGCGATGCGTACTTTTCGCGGTTGTCGCTGATGACCTCCAGGTCTCCGGTCACGGTCATGTCGAGCCGCTTGACGAGCAGGTTTTCGCCGACCGACAGCACGTAGATGCCCGGGTGCGTGAAGCAGTTCTGCGCGAGATCCACGAACACGACGTCGCGATCCTTGATGGTGCCCTCCATCGAGTCGCCAACGCAGGTGAGCAGCTTCACGCGGCTCGGGTCTGCGCAGCCCAGCGTCGTGCGCGCCCAGCTCTCCAGCACGTCCAGGTGTCGGACGACATATGGCGCCTCGCTGACCAACTTGCCGCGCCCCGCCGAGGGCGTCGGCGAGAGCAATTCCATGCGGATGTAACCGTCTTCTGTTGCCGCGCCTTCCCGCTGCAGCCGCACCACGTTGCTTTGCATGACCAACCCCTTGTTGTTTTCCGGGGATTGTGCGGGATGCTCAGGGGATTCGCCATTAGGCGAAGGTAATAGATCGTCGGCGTACCCAGGCGCAGTGCGGACAATCTCGCGCATGAGCGCATCGGGCAGCGGAGCGTCGCCACGGAGCTGGCTTTCCGTCAGGTTGTACGCGCCAGCCCACTTGCGCACGGTGGTCGATCGCGGGTCGCCATGCTTCCCGGTCAAGAAACGGTTGATGGTCGCCTGCGGCACGCCACTGCGCTCTTCGAGCGCGTAAGCGTTCTCGTCTCGCAGCGCCATCAGGGCTTTCAGCAGGGATCGCATGTCCATGACTGGACGATACGACGACGTATGAGGCCGAGCAAACACGGGAACGTATTGACGAAGATACGATCGCGTATCACAATGAGGCATGGACATTAAATCCTCCCTCCAAGAAATCTCCGCGACCGGAATGAGCGACGCGGAAATCGGCGCAGTTATCGGCGCACCTCAGTCGATCGTTACGCGACTTCGGAACGGCGTGCACAAGACAACCTCCTGGGAGCGCGGACAGGCAATCGTCGCGCTCGCGGAGAGGCTGCGAAAAGCGTCTCCGGCCGAGCCCCACAGCCAGGAGGCCGCGTGATGCCCGATGACGATCTGCATTTCTCCCGTTCTGGCACATCGCACTTCGGGAAGCTGACCGCAGAGGTCAAGACGCGCCTGTCGGAGGACGAAAAAGCCGACCTGATGCGCGCATCGCACATCGTTGGAATGTCCGAGAGCGAGTTCGTGCGGGAGATCATCAGGATTCGCCTCTACGGTCTTGAGCATGTCCAGAGAATAGCCGCCGAACGCCTCGAGGCCGTGGCCGGAAAAGGGGCACGGCAGGGACGGCAAGGGGGCGGCGATGATGCGTGACGACTTCACGTTCGCGCCTGACGTGCGCGAGATCCGCTGGCTGGCCGTGCCGGGCTTCCCCGGCTACGAGGTCAGCAATCAAGGCGGGGTCCGCTCCACTCTCGCCGCCGGCTTCGGCAGGAAGCCTGAGCAGCCGCGCATCCTCAAGGCGACGCTAGACAGCCACGGCTACCGCCGCGTCTATCTGCGTCGCGAAGGCACGACCCATCCACGGAAGCTCTCCTGGCTAGTTCTTGAAGCGTTCGTTGGTCCTCGGCCAGAAAAGGCCGACGCCTGCCACAACGACGGCAACCGCGAGAACGATGCGCTCGACAACCTCCGGTGGGATTCACGAAAGGCCAACCTCGCTGACCGAGAGGCGCACGGAACAGTGAATCGCGGCCAAGCGAACGGTAATGCCGATCTGACCGAGGAGCAGGTCTGCGACATCCGGCGCCGCGCCGCAGCAGGCGAGCCGCAGCGCTCCATTGCCGACAGCCTCGGCATTCAGCAATCGACCGTGTCGAAGATCGTGCGCCGCGAGCGATGGGGGTGGGTAAAGTGATCATCACGAAGGAAATCCGTCATTTCCATTTATTCGCGGGCCTCGGCGGAGGCGCCAAGGGCTTCAATAAGGCCTCGCCCCGAGTCGGGAACATGGTCGGCAAGTTCCGCTGCATCGGCGGCATCGACGTCGACGCGCCGGCCATCCGCGACTTCGATCGACTGACCGGCGCCCGCGGCACGGTTCTGGACCTGTTCGACCGCAGCCAGTTTGTCGACTTCCACGGCGTGGAGCCGCCTGCGGGCTGGCGCGAGGCGGGACCAGCGCACATCCGCGCTGCAGCCGGCGGCGAGTACCCGCACATCGTGTTCCTGTCTGCACCGTGCAAGGGCTTCTCCGGACTGTTGGCCGAAGGCAAGAGCAAGACGGCCAAGTACCAGGCGCTGAACCGCCTCACCGTGCGCGGCGTGTGGCTGATGCTGGAAGCCTTCGCCGACGAGCCGCCCGAGCTGATCGTCTTCGAGAACGTGCCCCGCATCGCCAACCGCGGGCGGCACCTGCTAGATCAGATCGGCGAGCTGCTGCGTGCTTATGGCTACGCGGTGGCCGAGACGACGCACGACTGTGGCGAGATCGGCGCGCTGGCGCAGAGCCGCAAGCGCTTCCTGCTGGTTGCCCGCCACATCGAGAAAGTGCCGCCCTTCTTGTACGAGCCGGAGAAGAAGCGCCTACAGTCGGTCGGCACCGTGCTTGATCGAATGCCGCTCCCAGGCGACCCCGCCGGCGGCCCGATGCACCGCGTGCCGAAGCTCCAGTGGAAGACCTGGGTGCGGCTGGCGTTCGTGGAGGCGGGAAGCGACTGGCGCAGCCTGAACAGGCTGTCGGTCGAAAACGGCGTCTTGCGCGACTACCTGATCGTGCCGCGGGCCCTCTCGAGCAATGTAGCCCTCTCCGTAGGCAATCCTCGCTTCAACCAAAGTGTCCGCTGGAATGACGGACAGGCGCTTGGAGTGCTCGGCTGGTCGGAGACGACCGGAGCCATTGCCGGCCAGCAATCACCCGGGCAAGGGGCTTATTCGGTGGCCGACCCGCGAGTCGATGGTGTGCGGCACAACAACGTGTTCCGGGTCATCGCATGGGACCAGCACGCGCAAGCGGTGACTGCCGGCGGACACCCGACAGCAGGCGGGCAGGCTGTCGCAGGTCCGCGCCCGCCAGGCATCCCGCAGAAGGGCGACCACTACCTGACCGGCTGCCACTACGGGGTCACCAGGGGGACGAGCCGAGCGGCGCCGTGTCGGCGGCAGCCTGCCACGACAACGGCCGCTGGAGCGTGGCAGATCCGCGAGTTTGCGACTCGGCGAAAGCCGGCAATCTCACTATGCCGGCGCCAACGGACAAGCTGGTCAGCGTGATCCGTGCGCTCGACGGCACGTGGCACCGCCCCTTCACAACACTCGAGCTCGCTGCCCTGCAATCGCTGGTCGATCCCGAGGAGCACCTCGAGCTGGACGGCTTGAGCGACAGCGATTGGCGCGAGCGCATCGGCAACGCCGTGCCGCCGGATGCGGCCGAGGCAATCGCCGGCGTGATGGGCACCACTTTGCTGCTGGCGTGGTCCGGGGAAACCTTCGTGCTGTCGGCGGCGCCGATTTGGGTGCGGCCGGTGGCGGTAGCGCTGAGCGTTGCGCAGGGAGGGGTAAGGAAATGAACAAGGACGAGTACAGGAAGCTGCTGCTTCATCCGAGTTGGCAGAAAAAGCGGCTTGAGATCCTGAATCGAGACGGTTTTGCATGTCGAAATTGCAGCGATGAAACCTCCACTCTGCACGTACATCACCTGCACTACATCGCAGGGAATGCCCCTTGGGAGTATGCAGAGGAAACACTCATCACGCTCTGCGATGCATGTCACGAAGCGGAACACGCGTCAAGGAGGCAGTACGAGCAGGGGCTGATAGAACAGATGCGTTTACTTGGCCTCATGTCCGACGACGTTGGAACCATCAAGAACGCGGTCGAGCGACTGAGGTTTGAGCTCGGGCAAGAAGGCGCAAGGGCCCTTCTTATGTCCGTACTGAACGCAATTTCCTGGGCTTCAGGTCGGAACGAGGCGCTCAAGGAGCTTCATGAGGCCTCTGAAGCATTCATCGACAGGCAGGCGAAATGGCTCGAATCCGAACGGTAAAGCCCGAGTTCTGGACCGCCGAGCAGGTCATGGAGCTGTCGCCGATGGCTCGCCTCCTGTTCATCGGCCTGTGGAACTTCTGTGACGACCGGGGAGTGCATCCGGTCGCGTACAAGACCCTGAAAGCCGAGGTATTCCCGGCTGACGACCTTCTTTCATCCGACGTCGAGCGCCTTGTAGGCGAGCTGATCGCTCAGGGATTGCTCAGTGAGTTCGAGGCCGAAGGCAGGCGCTGGTGGTTCGTAACCGGCTGGCATCACCAAGTCATCAACCGCCCATCCAAGTCCCGCTACCCGGAGCCGCCGCGCAATGCGCCGCTTCCCTCCGCCGCCGGACAGGGCGATGACGATGCTTCCAATCGTGACGATTCACGCACAGGCCTACCTGCTGGCGATGAGCCATCGGTGATGGATCACGGAGGACTCACTGAGGACTCACGGACGGAAGGGAAGGGAGGGGAAGGGAAGGGAGGGGAAGGGAACATCTCTCTTTCCTCTGCGCGCGAACCCCTGACCCGCAGGGGCGAAGTCTGCCGACGCTTGCGACACGAAGCCGGCATCGCCAGCGCATCGCCCCACCAGCTACCCGACGAGACCTGGGACCAGATCCTCGACAAACGCACCGACGAGGAGGTCATCGAGTTCGCCAAAGCGAAGGCCGCCGAGAAGCCCGGCGTCGGCCTGAGATACCTCGCCCCGGGCTTGCTGGAAGACCCGAAACCGATCGCCACCGGAGCCAACCATGGGAAACCTCACCGACGCACCGCTGCAGACCAGCGCGCAGACACCATCGCCGAACTCACCGGCCGCAAACGGCGTGAGCCTGACGATGCCGCTGCGCGAACTCTCACCGGAGAAGCGCGAGTCGTGGGTTGAGCGGATCTTCGCTCGCATGTCGGCGATGTACGGGCGCCTGTTCGCAGAGATGTGGGCTGGCACCGATCTGCAGGCCGTCAAGGCCGTTTGGGCGGATGACCTCGCTCCGTTCAGCGGACAGCAGATCGCCTGGGCCATGGAGCAGTGCAAGGGGCGCGATCTGCCGCCGACGCTGCCCATGTTCCGCGGCTTTTGCCAGCAGGCACCGCGCCCGGAGGCTCTCGCGTTGCCGGCGCCGCGCGTGCCCCGTGAAGTGGCTCAGGAGCGCGCGCAGCAACTGCGCAAGACCGCAGAGCAGGCCAGTCGACGCCAGGCTGGAGACACGTCCTGGGCAAGGACTCCCCCTGCCGATGGCGCCCGTGGATCGCTGTGGGAGCGCCGCATCATCGAGCTCGCCGAGGCTGGTGACCGGCGCTTCCTGCAGCAGCTCGCCGAGCACGTTGAGCGTGGTGTGATCGTCTCGCCTCGCGCATCCGCAGCGCTGAATGCCGCCGAATCCGATGCTATTGCCTGACATTCCACGAGGGCCGACATGGACGCACGCGCACCTTCAGGCCTGCCTCGCGCGCTATGCGGCGAGCCTGCCCAAGTCGAGCAGGATGCGGTTCTTCGAGTCCTGGGAGCGCCGGCACGACCGGGCGTCGGCAGCAGCCCTCAATCAAGCGGCCAAGGCCGCGTTCGTCGCACAGAGGAAAGTCGCGTGATCCTGCACAACCCCGGTTCAGCTCTGGCCCGGTATCGAGACCAGACCGAGCGCGCCGCGACCATGCCCGGCGTCACCATGCCCAGCTTTCGCTGCGGCGAATGCGGTCGCAGCGCC